AATGTATTTAATGGATCTAAAACTTCAATAACGATATTAGTCTTTTTAGGGGAAGACTTGACTCTATAGTAATCTTGTCCTGCTATAAGAATATCTTTAAGCAAATCCCAAAGTTTACGTTTAAAGTCTGTACGTCTATCCTAAATTATATATTGAACAACGTCTTGTGCTGCAATTTCATACTTAGATATAAAGTTATCGTTCAGGTCAGCTATAAGTGTGTCTAAAGTTTGCTAGATATAAGGATCTGTTAATTTCTTATCATCCCCAGTTTCCATAAAATCTAGAATTTTATTATGCAACTATTTCTGAACTGTTTTATATACTTCTCTAGTAATAGTTAGTTCCTTCTCTCTAGTAATACTAGAAATAGTTTGCTAGTCTTTACAAGAAATTTTTGGTAAGATTGGGGTTCCTAAAAACTCTCCAACTAAAGCATCTACATGCTTTCTAATTAAAGGTGTGAACTCTACACTAGTAGGATTACCAATTCCGAAGTTATCTTCTAAGTATTTAAATTGCTCGGAGTCGCGTTTGCAGTTATAGTAATTATAGGCTTTTTGTAAATCGTCCTTGTCGTAAACTAACTCTGCGATAGCAATGTCAGTTTTCTTACACAATTCTTCGTCTGATTTCTTCTTATCCATAATTATTAAATATTAGGCTTTTCAAGCGTTGAGTAATTAAGTTCTACTTTGTAGTGTTCAGTATAATCCCAACTACTAAATCGTAACTCTTTCTCCAAGTATTTTAGGAATTCATCTAAAGGCAATTCAGCTGCAAGTACGAATGGTTTCTCTATATTAGGTAAACCAATTTCAACTTGCCAGCCAACTGTCTTTAATGGGATTACCCTTAGATTTCCTGCAAAACAACATTCATACACCTTCTCTATGATTTCTAGAACTTTATCCCTAACCCCAAGCTCTGGGGTCACTTGATCTTGGGCCTCTGTCTATGTATTCATTTGTTAATTGTATGTTAGTTTTATTTTTCTTGGGAATCACTCCCCAACGTTTGTAACCTCTTTCATCCGTATAATATCCAACATCTTCCCAAGTTTCATCAGTTTTAACAACCTTAACTGGTACTACTGTTCCTAATTCTTCATCGGCTAACTCTGTCATCGCCATGGCTGCGATAATATCAAAATGAGTTTTATTCTCATCCGTATATCGCATAAGCTCATCGAGCATTTCTTCAAACCAAATCATGTGACCACAGTCTTTTACATAATTTGCAATTAAGTCAGTTTGATGATCAATAATAGGTGCAGTTGCTGGAGTACCTACAGTCCTTCGACCTACTTTAGTAATATCGGGATAAGTTGCTTTTGGTCTAGCCATAAAGAAGTTATAGAATCCTTTTTCCTTTGCCCAAGTAAGCATTGAAACTCTAGTAGCTTCTATATTAATAATTGCTTTATAATACATAGCTAAACACATAGCAATTTTGTAAGCTTCACGAATGTCATCAGGTCGATCTTTGTAGTACGCAACATATTGAGGTTCTTGTAATCCAAATGTACGTTTCTTAATGGTAATACAAAACTTAGAAGGATTCTCTGTATAAGCCGAAGTATCTTTAGCTCCAATATCAATAGAGTCAATACCTGCTACATACAAATTATTCATCTCATCATAGGAACGCTCATCCCCAGCATGGTCTGCTTTATACAAATCTGACCAGACTGGATGCTCCAAAATATGTACTTTACCATTAATATTGGGTTTCCAAATAAACCCATTAATATTTTCACGCACGTGCGCACTACTTTTATAAGTATAATGGATTGAACCATTCTCAATAGGTGGGGCAGCTTTATGCAATCGTATAGTAGCTAACTGCTCTGATATAATGGCTTTATCGAACTTATTATCACCTTCCAAAGAAAATGCTTCCTCAGCATTAAAGCAATACTCTGCGGAATAGGTAACAAGTTCTTTCGGATCTTCTGCTTTTACATCTCTTTGTGCTTCATAGAAAGCTCTACCTTTATCTGGGTCTGTCCATCCTCTAGCATCTGTATAACCAGCAAATTTAATTACTTTAAAGCATGGCATAAAGTATGCTGTAAGAACTTGGGAACCATCTTGAGTGTAACGATGCCTATAAGGTAAGATACCAAATATCTTTGGCTTATAATACATCTTTCTTAAACCCTCTAATGAAGCCCCGGAGTCGCCCCCCGTTCCGCCTAGTATTCTAATTCCCCACTATTTTCCTGGAGGGCCTACTAGTGCATCAGCTTGGGTAAAAGCTTTCGTTAAATCAGGCCAAGAACCAGCTTCTTCAAATAGTAATAAATCAGTACGATCACCACGAATTTTATTTGGCTTATTTGCAACAATGCCTTGTATCTAAGACATCCAACCATCCTCAACTCTCTGACCTTCTTTGATTCTATAATATGAAGCTCTTTTTAATTCTTGTGTATCACAAACTTGACGTAATTTAAAGAAACCATGATCAGTATAATTATTAAGGAAAGACATAGCTTTCCACATTTTATCTAGAGTTTTAGTAAGATAATCACCTAATTGGGCTACTACTAAGTTAATTGTATTTCTTCTACAATTATAATTATTTACTGCAATAGCACTATCAATTTCGGAGTATCCGACTTCACGAGATTTCATCAAGCAAGCATTTAAATGTAGTTTCTTACATAACTCCACATAGTGAAACCACTCATACTAGCCTACATAAAAATTAGGGAATATATACTGACGACCTTCACCCGCTGTTTCCGCAGAATCCAAGTCCATCAATTGATAGTAATTAAGGAAGAAGTAATTATCACCTGTAATAGTGTATCCATTTACTTGCATCCCGTATCTACATCGTTTATATTCTTCATCCCAAAAATCTTTGTAAGCTTTTGTATTTTTAGGATAGGTACAATAGTGACCTGTCTTTAAAAATAACTCCCTTGTCTTAGTAAACCATTCAGGATTAAAATCGAGTCCTTCAGTCCTATTAATAGGACGGTAGCCAGTATGTTCATAGGAACATTCAGCATCAAAGAACTCAGGTTTTACATCCTTAGTGAAATCCCAGCCTCCATTGTGATCCTTACGAATCTCTTCCTTTATTTCTTTATAAGCTTGAACTTCTGCAACCTCTTCCTTTTTCTTAACTTCTTCAACAATAGTTGTTATCTCATCGGGGAGCTTAACAACCTTGTCTACAAGTCTAGGTTTTCTTGGACGTCCAGGCTTTCTAGGAGAAGCTTCTTTCATTTATTAAAAATTAGGTAAGTAACCATCTTCATAATCTCCACGTACAGAAGATGTTTCGGCAAGTTCTTTCTTAACCATAGATTCAAGAGTATTTAACTCATCTAGAACCTTAGATAGGGAAGATACTTCTGCCATAATATCCTTAACTTTAAATATAGGTTTACCAGTTTGTACATCTCGTTCCTCTGGATCTATATTATGGAAGTAATCCATAAACTTATCAACGGTTTCTTGTGCAGCATGTAACAAACGAATAGACCGTGTAGAATCCTGAATAGATTTAAATTTTCTACAAGCAGCTCTAAATTCAGGATTGTTAAATTCCTCGTCTGTTAAACTAGCATCATGTAAAGCCATTGTGTGTCGCTCTTGTTCTGGAAAATCCGCATAAGGACTTTGCCAATCAAGAGCTAAGTAAATATATGTAAATTCTCTGAAAGCTCTAAGTCTGTATAGACCTGTCTTATCATCAGCACAAATATTTCGCTCATCCTTCATAAGCTCACTAAACTCTTTAATCAGAATAATTTCTGGTGTATTAAGTTCCACTGTACCATTACCATTATTATATTGAAATATTTTGAGCATATCAATTATTTTTTATAAAAATCTTGAATCTAAAATTTTGCTATTAAACCACCTCTTCTATTAGCTGTTACAAATCCAAATTTCATGGGCTCTTCTTTAGGAAGTTCCATAGGGGTTCCTTCTAAATCTGTTGGTGCAACTACCTAAGAAGCAATTTCAGAATCTGAAGGTGCAGCTACTTTACCAGTAGTATTAGCAGGATCTGCATTTACTGGATTAGCACTAGCATCTGCAGATGCTCCAGTACTATTAGTAATTTTCTTCTTTTTTTTAAATAACCCTGCTACATCCTATACTAAATTCCCAAGATTAATAGAAGAACTTTGGCTAGCAGAAGAACCTTGACTAGCTTGTTGTGTGGGAGCTACAGCTCTACTATTAGTAGGACTTGATTTCCCAATCATAGCAAGTCGTTTCTACTCTAAAGCATCAGAGTCAGAATTCAAATCATTTATATTATCCTGTCTTTCTTCTAGCTTGCTTTGCATATTACTTAAAGCCAGATTGCCAATATCTTTTGCAGCTTGCTCAGCTATACCAACCCACTTTAAAGTATTGGCACCTTTCTGCGCTAATGCCACTTGCTAATTATTATCCAAAGGTTGGATCTTTATCTACTGCATAGCTTGAACTGCCTTAGCTGTAGCATCGTTTATAGTTGCTGGAGAGTTCTAAGCATCTTTGGGAAGATTCATTGTAAGAGGTACTGGTTTGTTAGGAACTTCAATTCCTGTAGTGGTTGGTGTAAAAGAGATAGCAGGAACTTTATTTTTTACTGTCTTCTTAGCTTTATTCCAAGTAGGCGTATTTTGCAAAGCTAATTGTGCAGCACCAATTGCAGAGCTACCGCTCTTATCATACTGCTATGCTACTTGTAATGCAGCAGCTCTATTAGCCGTAAAATCTGTTGCAGCTTCCTCAAACTAATGTCTATTTGTAGCTTCCTCTTCCTAGGCTTTAATTTCCTACTTTTGCTTTAGATTAGCACCGAGCTATCCCAATAACTGAGAACCATCGTTTAAGGCTTGTTTACCTAAAGCTGCCCAACCACCACCCTAGTATTTTCTCAGTCTTACCTTCATATTACTTCTTTTTGGTTTTACCTCCGCAACGAAGTGATTTAAAATCTTTTACTACTTGAGATTCGTCTCCTAAATTACCGCCACGTTCTTTTGCTTCGGCTTTACGTTTGCATCTAGTACAAACTCTACCACCAGCTTTAAACATTTCGGTTTCATATCCCGGAGGACAACCACCTCTCAATCTCCTAATATAAGTAAGTTTAGCACCTTGTCTTGCCATTTGTGTAAGAGCAGCTAAAGCTTGCTTAGCAGCAGGATTACTAGAAGCCTGCTATTTAATTAATTGTACAACTTGATTAGGGTCAATTCCCTACTCTTTTAATTGTTGTAATACTTGCGGATCTTTTGCAATCTGCATAAATAACTCGTTTAATTGCTCTTGCTATTGCTGAGCTTGTTCACGAGCTACTTGCTATCCTTGCAAGGATCCACCTGTTTGATAATAATACATTTTATTAAATTATAGTTAAAACTTTATTTTTAAAATTCTTCCTACTTTTACCGATAGGTCGGTATATAGGCTCCACTTGCTTTACTTGCTTTAATTGCTTCGTGCTTTAAATTTCTTATTTACATAAGCCAACCCTTCTGGAGATAACCTTCTCTACTAATCCAGCATATCGCCTACATTGTTAAACGCATTATTATACAACATCGATATATAGGCTACATCGTAGTCAGTTAGCGTTTCTGGCGCATCACCAAAACCGTTACTCTCCGCCCATTGTTCCCAATAATACGAGCCTGGATTCAGAATATAAGCACCGTGCTTTGTATCAGTAGCATCAACCCCTTGACCTGAACTACCTTAATCTGCATCCCCTTGACCTGAACTACCCTAATCTGCATCCCCCGAGGGCATCAACTCCTATATCTTAGCTAAAGTCTATCTGCCAATAATACCATCAGCTCTTAGTCCATGGTTGTTTTGAAAAATCTTAACAGCTGCCATATTATACCCACCTAATAGAGCCTGCTATGTCTAATCTAATTTATTATACTCGGTTTGATTCCTAGCATCCCAATTTACTGGTCGTACAACTCTACCCTGAGGAGTAATTCCCGGAATGTTTACTCCTAAAGCATACAATGTTCTATTTCCTATCATAGCGTCAGCTGTAAGCTTCTTACTCGTTTGAAATGCTTTGATAGAAGCATCAGTTATATTACCCGAACTGTCAGCAAGTAGTTTCTTTTGTTCATCACTTAAGCCTGCTATAGCAGCCAAATTTTTACCATTCCATAAGTCACTTAATCCAGCACTATAACTATACTATGGGGTAGCCTTAACTTGTTCTTGCTATTGCTATTGAGTCCCAGCAGTAAATGTAACGTAGTTATCATTCGCATATTTAGAGTTCATCTCATTGTAAATCTAGGCTAATACTGGATTCCAACCTTCTGTAACATCATTACCTTCCGCTCTCTAAAGATTTTGCTCATTTATAGCATTTCTTTGTCTTTTTATCAATCTATTAAATTTCCACTTATTACCTCCAGTCCATTCCGTTCTTTGACCTGTATTAGCATCAATATAAGAAAAGTTCATGTGTCGTAAAGCTTTACGTTGAGCTTTATTTCTAGATGCCATTAGGTTAGTATATTGCCCGTTAAATTGAGATGGATTATTAGCAGCTTCTTGACTTGACGACTGTACAGTCCCAGCAGTATTCTAATCGAGGGAAGTCTAATCAGTGTCTTGCTGTGGACTATCTAAAGTTGTACCCTCATCGGGGTCAAGATTAATATCAGCCTCTGTCTGGGATTTATCCCATCCCCACCCCCAGGACTGAACGTCATTATCATCAAGCTTTCGCTAAAGATATATAGAATAAGGTTTCCACATTTTAAATTAATACTAAATCTTTAGTGTTAAAAATAGCTTCTTGTAAGAATCCATTCTTAGTAAACCATCGGCAACGAATTCCTTTAAGAAGCCCCTCTCTATCAGAATCGTGACTAAGTATGTTATTTACTTTCTTAACTACAATCATAGTAGGTTTGTTTAGTATATCCTAACGAATAGTCACTACATCTCCAGGTGAAAAAAATACTTTATCTTCCATTAGTCTTTAAGGTTAAATCGTTCATTTAAATCATCATTAATCACACAAATAGCACGAGTTTCGTTTACTAATCTAAAACCAAAGTTATAGAAAGGAACAACAACCTCAGAAGTTTTAGCCCACATGATGGTATCACCACTTTTAAGCCATTTACACTCTGGGCCTACTTCAATAATTACTCCAACTTTAATAAATTGCTCAGCTTCTTCATACTCCCCAGAATCGGTTCTTTTATACTCAGGAACTAGACCACCTAAGTCTGTAATAATACCTGATTCAGAAACCTTAATTTTTTGAAATGGATTCTCTTTAAAAGGACGTACAATTACATAATTACCAATAGGCATGATTTGTACATCACCAAGTTGTTTTGCATACTCATCAGCAGCTTCCTGCAATTTAGATTCGTGGTCTGCAAACTTCTCTTCAATTTTAGAAACCCCATCATTCCATTTCTGACGTTTATCATTTTCAATCATATAATTAATAGATTGATCATTTACAGGGAGTATTGTAGCTCCAGATTCTAATCCAACAATACTTTGTGCTATTTTTTCTTGTTCACTTAAATCTTGTTTAAACATAATTTTATTAACATTACCATTTCCCAGCTACACATTTAGCATTAGGTAAAGTGGTTTTAGCTAGGAGTCGACAACCACATCCCTATACAAATCCATCTTTTGCGGTTAATGATACTTCATTTGTATCAGGATTTAACCATAATTTATTATTACACATACCACCATATTTAGATAAATATAGTAAGCAGTGACGACATATCTAAATTCTTTTCTCAGAAATATTTACGTTAATCCCCAGTAATTCATTTGCATGACCTTGGATTATATCATTTATAGGTAATTTCATAATAATAGAATACTAACCCTTCTTTTATTTATTGTTGACATATATCATTATAATTAAAATGCCTCTATTTATATATTTGAGGATTAATATTCTATAGGTTTTCTCTTATCTCGTTGAATTTCCTTAATAAGAGATTTTTTATAAAAAGCTAACATGCGCTCTACTTCATCTTTTAAATAATCACAATGATAAAGAGTATTGTTACCTTCATGATCGTAATGATTTAAAATCAAATCCTTTATTATGAAATTGGGATTTATTTTTTGTAACATCCAAGCATACGTTGATAGCTGTAGTTGATAATGATTGTAATTACATTCCTCTAGATTATTTAGAGGATATAGCATTTTATAGGATTGCTTAGAAACCGTGTTAAATCCTCCCTTTAAGTCTATTTTCTTGTTAGTATTATGAGTTACTATTAAAGAGTCCGTGCAAAGATAAGTATGGGATGGACTATCTACAGCGATACATTGAGTAGGAACAGTATCTACAAATTCTATGGATTCTATATTTCTAAAAGAATTATTATCCTTTAAAGAAATATCTTTTATTTCAGTGTTTCTAATTAGAAAT